CCAAGAAAAAGACTGCCTCCTGTAAGCTTTGTATATACATTGGCTCCATCTTTGATCTGAACGGCGGTGGAAGTAATACTGACATGCTCAGTAGAAGTGCCTCCAAGGGTCCAAGTTGATCCTGATAATGATCCTCTGGTTGTGACATTATCTCTAAAGACAATACCACTACTTGTTATCTGCATGTTTTCATAACCAGCAGCAACTCTTCCAATAACAGTTGTGGCTGCAAATATGCCATAAACTGTAGAACTGTCTCTTATCGCCACCCCACTTGAATTTATTAAAACATTTTCTAAAGCCGACTGGCCTATCGTGATGGCAGCGGCGGTATATGTACTAAAAGTGGTTGCATTATCCTTGAATGTCATACCACTAGTATCAATTATGACATGTTCAGCACCAGTTTGTCCAAGTGTAAGAACCCCTGCAGATAATGTTGTATAAACAGTAGCTCCATCTTTAATTAGAAATTGGGAATTATCCATATAGATATGCTCATAACTCTGATTCCCAAGATACAAAACACCAGCACTTGTAAGCTGAACCCTCAAAACACTACCAACGTACATCACAATACCATTGCTGTAAATCGCTACATATTCTCCTCCAGCAACGTAACCAAGGGTTAAGACACCAGCACTTGACAAACGCACATGCTGTTGATTACCGCCAAACATATACACACCGTTTGAGTTAATATTTACATATTCTCCTCCAGATACCAATCCAAGAAAAAGACTGCCTCCTGTAAGCTTTGTATATACATTGGCTCCATCTTTGATCTGAACGGCGGTGGAAGTAATACTGACATGCTCATTTGCGGTATTGCCCAAAGTCCATGTTGTGCCTGTTAATTGAGCCTGCAAGCCATCCCCACTATCATAGAAACGGATACCGTTGGATGCATCTACGGTAAGATACGCTCCTTCACTATAAGCTCCGAGTCCCACACCATAAGTAGTAGACCCGTATCCATAAAGACCGTCAAGATTACCTATAGCCCAATGCTCAGTAAAGTCATTGTAGGTCCCGGAGTTTCTAACTTGCCCAACTATTGTGGGGCCGGTGGTTCCTGATATAGTTCCTGAGTAACTATACAAGTCTATGAAACCGTTACCGGCTGCTCCTGTATTGAAAACCGCATCGCCTGCATACCAATCGTTAGCTCCACTGCCATCAAGGTTTCTGGTGACAGTATACGTATAAGGCCCACCTCCACCAGCAGCAGAGTCTACAGACATGAACTCAACCTTACCGTTTGCTTCCATATAGATTCGATCCCCGGAAGCCATCTGATTATGCTTCACCGTGATCGTAGTCTCACCTGATCCGAAGTCACTGGTCAATATGGTAGTAGGACCAACAAGTATTCTCCCGCCTATGGTAGCAATTGTGTCCTGAGCAACAAGTGTCTCGACCCAAAGCTCAGCAGCATGGAGAGTTAGATATTTCTTAGCAAGAGAACCAAGGTTAGAATTATAATTCGTAACTGGATCAAAGTCCTCAGCAATGCCGACGTTGCCAGAGCTATCTATCCTCATTCTTTCAGTACCAGTTAAAGTAGTATCATCTGCAGCAGTATAAAATCTGACTATTGTTGCGGAATTCATTGCATTTGAGCCACCACCTAAATTTAGAATATTATCTGCTCCATCACTAACCACAACTCCAAACGCAGCTTCTTCTTCCGCTGTTGTAAAATGTGTTACACCTATTCTTCCATTTTTACTTAGACTATTTGTTTCTGAATCTGCAATTCTTAACATGTCTCCTGTAATATGTAATCTCTCTTGAGGACTCGCCGTCCCGATGCCGACGTTGCCGGTGATACTCAGATCCTTATCCCACACCCCTATTGTTCCGTTCCAGCCCAGAGTAGCATTACCACCAGTCGTTCGACCAAGAATTAACTGGACATTCACATCATCCTGGTCACTATTGATTGTAAAGGTATCAGATATAGTTGAAGCTATTTCTATCCCTGACAGTATGGCCCCACTCACATAAAGATTGGAACCATCAAAATACATATGGTCACCGGCAGGATTGCCCATATGTAGTTTGTACGCTCCAGAATGCTTACCCATGAATACACCAATACCTGTCAAGTAGTCAGAGGCTGCACCCATGAGCATTGCAGGAGTTGTAGAATTCAGAGTGAATGACCCGCTATCGGCAGATATCGTCGTTGACGCCACAGTCCAACCACCAATGGTTGCACTTGTGGTTGTCAAGTGACCTGACGTATCAAGAGAAGAGGTGGGTGTGACCCACGAGATGTTAGAACCATCAAATTTGAAATATTCAGTACCTCCTACTCTCAGGTGACCTGCACCGCTCATAAACACACCAGGATATGTAGCACTATTAGCCAGGGTCATACTGCCCGCAGTACCACCAAGAGCAAGAGTCGGTGTGCTTGTATCAATTTCCTTTATGGCAAATGTAGTAAGAGCATTTCCTATGGCAGCATTACCTGCCCAGAAATCATCATTGTCTATGTAAAAGCCAGCCAGCCTTATTGTGTTTGTTAAATTAATCTGGTCATCAGCAGAGGCGGGGAGATCAGATTTTAAGCCTGCGGTATTCACCTCTTTCAGCTTGACATAGACAGTATCTCCATTCCTGAACTTGATACCACCTTGATCGATTCGGAACCCTGCTCCTGACCCCTCTGTTCCATAATATACATAGTCGCTATCATCTGTGGAAACAAATACCTCGGTATGAGAATAGAAAGGATCTACTGGTGCTGTATATGTCAATATAACAGTTGGAAAATATCCTGATGCAGCCGCGCCTAATTCCGCCAACGATATATTTGTCGGACGCACCTTAGGCTTTTCAAATATGTTTGGTAAGGCTGAAAAGTAACTTTGCTGTTCACCTTCTTCCTGATCTCCGAATACACCTGAATAGTATGCCCTCAGGGTGAATGTCGATTCACCTACTTGATCTTCTACTTTGGCCACTACTACAAATTCTTTGGCCGTCCATCCAGGTCCTGGATGTGTTATTGTCACAAGGTCGTATACTTCAAGGTCAGCAGAGTCATCGAATCCTTTGAGGGTACACATGTAATCAGAGTACTTGCCCTCATCCAGTATCCTCTTTGCTCGCTTGCGGGCCACATCCGAGTTCGTTATCCACCATGTCGCAGAGATAAATGGAACCTCCCCTCTCTCTTTTATATCTCCATCGTCTCTGACAGTTACCGCATCTTTCCTGAATACAAACGTTGAGTTAATAAACTGTACAGTAACGATATTTGGCCGATCCATCTGCGACCAAGAGAAAGTATCCCTCACTATGTTATCGGTATCGAAGGCGTGTTCGACTGACTTTGCTGTATTGCCACCTGAGCCATCCGCTTCAGTGTTCCAGTTCCATACTGGTTTCAATCTGCCTTGACTACGAATAACAGAACCATCAAATGAACTCCAAAGAAGCTTCTTGGTATCGTTTATCGTGGCAGAGGAGTCTATGTTATAATCGAAGGTGAACCTCGGGTTGCGCCCCATGAGATGAACATCACGAATACCCATCCAGGTACCACCTCCGAGATTGCCGTATATCTTCAGAGCATAATACCGATAGGCTGTATCTGGTGTAGGGATATTAAACTCTTGGACGACACCTACCGAGTAACCAGAAGCCAGGAACCTTATTTGGTAAACAGAAGTACCATCTGGCTGGGTGCCCCAGGGAGCATCAACTGTAATCACAGTATCGGTATTTGAGGCAATGGTTATGTTTTGCCCAGATCCCGTACCCGATACTATATACAGTTCAAGTCCTTCAAGTTCATTAGTATCCCATGACTGTCCCGTATCCGTCAGTGTCGATGCACCACCTGATGTAGCTGTTCCATTATCAGCAAAGAGTTCATTCCAATTTGTGTCTGTGGCAAAGGTTAGCTCATCAAATGCAGTTGACTCATCCGACCCTTGAATTCTGAACGACTCAATTCCAGCTGTTGTATCTGACCCACTGTTGTGGGCATTAACAAGCCTGACCATTGTGGCCACTACATCAATTCCCGTATCTATATGGAATCGCTGATTGGCAAGGCTGTTCGTCCTCCACGAATTCTTATCTGCTGTCAGTCCTGTGCCTGTTATTGGCCTTGCAATATCACAGGCCCACTTCGGACTATACCCGGAAGCAGTAGTGGTGGCTTTCACTGTTTCATTTTCAGGACCTGGGGGTCTTAGGAAGTCACCATTGCCTTCAGTTGGATACTCGGCGCAGTGAACCGAAAGGGACTTGAAAGCCAAATCATTCAAGTATCTGGCTTCATAACTCTCTATTTTTCTGTACCAATCCCAATTAATGATTGCGGGATTTCTGGAGAATACTTCTTCGGATTCGATCATAATGGAATGATCATCCAGCGTATCAGGATCATCATTGCTTGGAAGTCTCACGTATACTGTATAGTACCCAGGAGTATTGTCCCAATCCCATTCGAGCTTGTTCAGGCTGCCTTTTGTTCCTTGGGTGGCTTGCTTGCCAAGTATTTCAACAAAGGAAGGTTCGTCAAGACCAGGATCTCCTCCTCCAACATCTTCACAGTAGTATTCATTTCCAGAAGCAGTCCACTTGTAGGAAGAGTTTACAATCGATGTACCGATTGGGCGACACAGATCACCTCTGAGGATATGTGAGCTTGAGGGAACACCTGCAATCTGAGTGTTCTTTTCCAAATTAAGTCCTGAATGGGCAAGGCCTCTATACCCTGATTCCTGCAAGTCAAATAAGGAAGAAGCATTGACTTGTATTCCCGTCTGGGTGTAATTGCCTACTTGATAGTTCTTGTAATTCGTCCCATCTAAGTCTGACCATATAGTACCATTGACATATGTGGCAAGGATGCTGTCTATTGGGCCTAACCCATGAGCAACAATGAACTTGATCCTACCTTCATCTTCTGTGTTCGACCTGATGAGATTGCCCGCAAGTAGAACCCTTCCATAAGGCTTTGATATAGGAATCCCTTGAGAGACAGTGAGGAATGGTAAATCACCCCCATAGGTAGGCGAGCCAGCCCCTATCTGGGGCATATCAGGCTGTGACAGTGCCGCCGTTACAGAGCCAGCCACGGCTCCCCATGCTGCACCTTTCACTGCACCAATGATTGCACCAGAAGCAAAGACAATACCTGCACCACCAGCCGCTATCGTCCCTGCTGTAGCAACGGCCGCTATGCCTCCAGTAAGTGCTCCAAGCACTATACCGGCCGCCACCATGCCTGTTGGACCTAAATGTTCATTTGTCCATTCTGGTATGTTGCCCACTTCAATTCTCCTTAACTAATTCCTTCTCAATGAATCGAGCAATAGTCTTGAATCCATAATGGTTGCAAAGCTTCTCGTCTATGTTTGTCCTTGCAGTGCAAGTTGTGGCGCCTCTCGAAATTCCCCATTCACTCAAGGCTTTGAAGATATCACCCTGATCAAGAATCCTCGTTTTTGTCCAAGCATATATGATCATAATAGAGGCAGTTAAAGGAGGCGATACATTATCGGCTGCAACGATATAGGATTCAATCTTTCCTTTTTCATTGACATCCGCAAATATCCCTACTCTTTCCTCAGCACATACGCCTACGACCCATTGAACCCACTCGGTGAATTTGCAAGGTAAATCCGAATCTTCGTCGTGATCCAAAGTGAATAATGGCATCAACTTTTCTGGGGATTGTATTCGGATGATCATTTCATCTCCTGTCTACCATCTTGGCCAGGGAGTGAATGGGGGAGTGTTCGGCGGTGGCGATGGCTTTCCCCCTGGAGTAGGTGTTCCTATATGAATGAATCCAAGAAAGTTAGCCTGATTGTCTGCTTCTGGACCCCATACTTTTGTTGCCCCACATGCTTCCCAGGTCTTATCACATCCCTTTATTACAAAGTACTTACATGTAGCATCCACAGCCACTGGAAGATTGACATCAAAGGTAATTGTATCTATCGAGGCATCGAAATTCTGAACGTTCCTCCGATATGTTTCTCCGTCTTTTACGATCTCAATAATACCAAAATTCCAGTAGTCATCAATCTCCGTGAGAGCAGCATCGACAAGAGTGGTAGTACTGCCACTATCTGCCGTTCCCATAACCATGAGATTGTTTCCACTTGCTACTCTTATGGTATACGTACAAGAACTGTCAACTGCAACACCAATACTGGCAAAAGTTACCGTTCCATCAGCAAAGTCAGTAACGGTCGCCACATACGAATTGGTGCCTTTTACAATCAGGATCTGGCCGCTGTTCCAATAGTCATCAGCTTGGATGAGGTTTGCATCGACAAGAGTGGTAGTACTGCCACTATCTCCCGTTCCCTTGAAGCTCTCCAGATCAGCATTGTCATCGGTGTTGCATCTTGAATTACCAAATATATGATCACACTCTTTGGAGTAGGTCTTACCCAAAGCCCTCCTGACAATTGGCTTCCCTTTCGTGGCGGACAATGTGAAGATGTCCATATTGATGTCTTTCGGACTTTCGATCACTCCAAAGAAAAATTCATCGTAGATCGACGCCGACGCTGGTGCAAGGCCTGAAGACGGATCAAGGTAAATCCTCTTCAGTGTCAAGAGTCCTCCCGCAAACTGACAAGAATTTGCATATGCCACCATGTCTCTTGCCACATTGTCTATTGCTACAGTTATCCTGCCTACCTGACCTTCCAGCGACTGTTCAATGTTGGATACCTCAAATGCCTTTGCAGTGTAGGTTCTCCCTCCATTTGGAAAAGTAATGTTCGTTTCTGAAGCAACAAAATCCAGAGCTATTTGTCTTCTGGCATCTTGTATCTCCATGAGCATTCGAGGACGTTTGGACTGTGCATCCATCTCCGTAATGACGGCGGGTGATAAGCTCTTTGCCATACTACACCTCTTCTCTGAACACTATCGTTACCTTCCAAACATTTCCATTAGCATCAGGGACTTCATCATAAGATTCGTACCTACAATTGATATTGGATCCGGAGTTTATATACGTAGGAACAGCCGTCCAATCAAAGTTTGTATAGAAACCCTTCTGTGCATCATAATGAGCACGGATATCATCTCTGCTGTTTCCGTTCAATGCTCCTGAAGCTTCTATCAACCCAAAATTCAAGGTATACAGCTTCTCCTCATTGGAATCGATTTCATAATACCGTCGTTTGAAACTGACTGCTCTGGTTCGCTTTACATTGAATTGAGGAGCCGACGGAACTACTTGAATTGGTGTCCATGTAAAGTCAGCCATTACGCTCCTCCTCTTACCATGTTTCGTATGGGACCATCATTATTAAAATCCTGCACAATCACCGCTGTTGCCCTATTGTTCACAACCGCCATTGACACCTGCATTGCCAGTGCTGCAAAGGCTTCATTCATCTGCTCCTTATCCAAGAAAGTTGCTCCATCAAAAGATGCATTTAGTGTAACACCCTTTCCCGCCATCCCACCAATTGCAGACATTTGTTCCTTGGTAAAAATTCCTTCTCCTTTATTTGCTATCACTGGGATTTCATTCCGAGAAAGGGAAGAACCGGCACCACCAACAATTCCACCTGTGTGCATCTTTTTCGGAGCAGGAATATCCTTTCCCACAACTCCACCAGTATGAGCAATGGGAACAGGGAAAATACTGGGGAACCAGCTTCGGAGGGCATTCAGTATGGTCTGTTTGATGATCAATTCACCTAACCATCTTAGCATCGACCTCGCCATATCACCGAAAGCGTCACTGGCAGACTTTGTGCCATCAACTACATCCCATAATGCTCCAGCTATGCCTTCTGATATTGCTACAGGGACACTTTCATTTATCTTCTTCCACACATTCTCCCAAGTTCGAGTACCTTCAATGAGATTGGTTATTTGCTCCTTTATATTCTGCAAAGCTCCTTTCATTGTCCCTGTTTGTTTCTCGGTTTTCTTGAACAGGATCTCAGCCAATTTGGCATCGAATTTGGCCAATTCCTCTCTCAATGCAACAAGTTTGGCTTGTGCATCTCTGACCTCTTTTGCAGTACCAACCTCCTCCGAGATGGCTAATCTTCGTTTGGCAAATTCTACGTCTTGTTCTATGATTTTCCTTTTATGCTCTTCCTCTTGTTTCTCTATATTTTCCAGAAGTTCCCTGTTTCCAAGGGCCCTCGACTTTTCCTCAAGGAGACGAATCTCTTCCAGTGACCGAGCCAGATCTGCCTCAGCCTGTTCTATGTCTATCCTCAAGGCTGTTTCTTCAAATCCCCTTCGATTATTAGCTGCCCTCCTAAGATTTGCGGCTCTATTCATTGATATCTTCTCCGCCGCTTCCATATCATGACCCGCCTTCTGTAGCAGGCTTTTCTGTTCTTTTTGAAAATCATCTATTTCAAGCAAGGCTTTTTCATGCTTCAATTTAATCCTTTCGTCTTCCTCCTTAGCAAACGACAAAAGCATGGTCTTATACTTGAGTTGGGCTTTTTTGTCCTCCTTGATTTGTTCCGTAGTACTTGCCGCTTTACTTCTTTTTCTTCTGGCCTGAAGTTTTTCCAAAGCAGGAATAAGTTGTCCTAAAATAATATCCGCTTCCTGTTGGGATAATGCACTACTCTGAACCAGAGAGTCAGTGTAAGCCTTTGCAGCAAGTACTGCCTCCTCTTCCCATTGAACCAATCCAAAAATAGCTCCTCTTACATTCTGCAATGACAAACGGAGTTCTTTTGTCACTTCGATTTCTTTCTGCCTTGTTTTATACACCTTTTCGGCCATCTCTGCTATAGACTTCTCTCTCCTGAAAAATCCCTTTCCCGCAGAAGTAAGATCTTCAAGGGTTTTTCTATAGCCTAACAATTCTTTCTGAATTTTCCTCAAGTTCTCAAGTTGAGGAGCCCTTACAGTTAACATATCAGCCAATCTGGCCCGACCTGCTCTCTCCATTTCGGCGGAGGCTTCTCTGATAACATCCCCGAAGGCTTTGTATGACTCAGTTGCTTCGTTGATAGCACTTGCCAATTCGGGGTGGGCATCTTTCATCCTGGCAAGAATGGCAAGATGCTCTTTAGAAACCTCACTATTTTCGTCTACACTTTCAGTGATATCTTTCAAGGTTTGTATGTAGAGACCCAGGGAGTTTTGTTTCTTAGCCATTTCTTCTGAATGCTTCATTGCCGCCTCTGTGGCTCTTTCTTCAGCCTTCATGAAGTCCCTAATGGCAAAGGTTGCTCCTATGATTACCACAGCCAGTAGTGCCCAAGGACTTGCAACAAAAGCCATCCCTTTCATCAAGGCACCCCACACTCCTATCAGGACAACTACAGACTTTGACAGTGCAAGGAAAGCAACAGAAACCCCTAAAACCTGAATAGCTACACGACCCAATCCAGTACCCAAAACATTAGTAAGTAGATCGACAAAGACCTTCATTACTACAACAAATCCTGATATCACTCCTTTCAACCCAGAATCACCAATAGCTATTGCAAGTGCCCCTGCTCTGTCTTTCAGATTCTTCAACTGAAATGCAAGGCCTTTCGCTTGTATGGTTGCCATTTTGGCTGCCGCACCTACTTCATACATGTTCTCAAGCATATCATCAAAATCACCAGTGGCAAAGCTTTGGGCCAGGACAGCTACAGCCTGGGCTCCTCGAAGACCAAAAAGTGAAAAAGCCTTCGCCATATCCACTGTCACACCATCAGTCTTCATGATGACTTTGGTGAGTTTCTCCATAGCTTGCTTATACCCAGCGGTTTTGGGACTGATATCATCCAAAGAAATACCAAAGTCATTGAAGGCATCCCGAAGCTTCCTATTGGGTGCAATCATCCTTGACAGAACTTGCCTGAGACCTGTACCTATGGTACTTGCACGTAAACCATTATTGGCAAGGAGTGCCATGGAAGCGGTTGTTTCTTCTAATGTTAGTCCTACTTGAGCGGCGGAGGCGCCAACAAAGTTGAATGAAGTTCTGATCTTGTCAAGGGTGAGCTTTGACTTGTTTATCGAATTAGCCATAACATCAGCGACTTTGCCTGACTCTATGGCTTCGAGATTAAAGGCTCTGATGGTTGTAGTGAGTAGATCCGTAGTGGTCTTTAAATCGCTTAATGTGCCTGATGCAAGATCGGCGGCAGCTTGAATGGAATCCATCGCCTCACCAGCACTGAAGCCTGATTGGCCTAATAGTACCATCCCTTCTGCTATTTCTGTGGTGGAGAACTTCGTGGTCTTCGCAACCTCTATCATAACATCTCTCATGGATAGAAGTTCCGATTCAGTGGCACCAGTAATAGCTGCCAAATTCATCATTGCCTGGTCAAATTCGATAATCTCTGTTACACCTGCCGAAACCGCTTCGATTACACCATATATTGCTCTGGCGGCAATACCATAAGCCGCCGTAACTTTGAACGCGGCAATGGTTCTTTTGATCCCTCCTTCCACCTTTGCTATCTGCTTGGTAAATCCCTGAAAGGAGCCCGTAGCAGCCTGTGTGGCAGATCTCTGAGCATCAAGGGCTTTTTTGTTTTCTTTCTGCTTCGCCGTGATGCCACCCATGGCTGTATTGAGGGAATTGATAGACCGTCTTATTCTCTCAGTGGTCTGGAGAAACTGCCGGGCGTCGGCTGTGAATATAGTTCCTAAAGTTAGTGTTCTGTCGGCGGGCATTTCGTACTCCTATCAATGTGAAGTGGGCTTACTTGCACCCAGAATCTTCTTCGAAGACTTCCACATCTTATGTTTTCCCATCATGTGTTGAGTAAGTTCTTCCTTCTCTTCCTCAGATAGATGGTCATACTCTTCAGGAGCACCGAAACGGAAACTTCTTTTGAGTTCCTCTAATGGCTTTTTCTCGACTTCGCCTGATTGTATTTTAAACTCTACACCTGCTATTTTAGCCTGAAGCTTAGTAGCCTCAAGGCTTCGTTTCTCTGTATGCTTGAACAATACCTCTAACTGGCCTCTTGTAACTCCTCCTTTATAGAATCTGAGTCGGTAGAAGTGCTCAAGTCGGTATCCTCCGTATCGTTCACAGACTGTGGTGATTGCCTCTCCAACTGGAATTGCTGTTGTATCTGACTGAAGAGGCTCTGTGCGTTTTTTATCTGGCTTTCATAATTGACCTTATAAATGATGGAGATGATGGCCAACATCTGATCATTCGTGATATCCTTTAGAAGATCTCCTCCCCCCACTTCCTCCTTATCCGTAACAAATTCAATGATCTTCGCCAGGTTTCCTTTGATCACAGTAAACACAAACTGGATTATTTGACCTTCGGAAGCCGTGTCAACTTCAAATCCGGACAAGGCTTTTACTATCACTTCATCGACACTGAATTGGTCGCCTATCGACAAGGGATAGATTGTTACTTTCCTCAGATTACGAATACCAATTTCGATACTCGTAATCTGAGGATTCAGTTTCTGGTTATCATCCGACATGATTCCTCCTAATAGGTTGTCATACGGTTAAGGGTTAACCCCACTCAATTCGACCAAGGGCCTTATCATCCCAGACAGAACTACCACCGGCAATCCCACTGTCTGCTCTCTTAGCCTCGAAAGCAATAGGTACTGCTGCTGCATCTTCTGCTGACATATCGATCTCAACGGTGGAAGTGACTTGGGCTCTGGGGAAAATGAAGGTCATGGTGTTTGTTCCGTTTGGATAGGTGTAAACACCCTCCATCCTTACAAATGCTGGGCTGGTTCTATTCCCCAACGGAACTTCCCCTGAATGGACTGTCATCTCTGAGTAAGGAGACTCATTGGGATCATAACCGTAAGCAAGGGCCAGGTTTATTGGAGTGAGTTCCTTGAAGGAACACTCCAACATGGCCTTCTCACGAATCGGGTATGATACATCCTCCATAAGAGGATAGCCTGACTCAAGACGAAACCAATCAGTTTCACCAGTGTACTTCGTATCCGCCAACGCACCAATCGAATCCGCCGCCACCAAAGAGGGCTGAAGAACGGTGATGTTGTCTGCCGAGGATCCGACTCGAATTTGAGCCAAACCCAAAGCAACGGTGCTGGTATCTTTTGTTAAAGGACCTGTTCGTGCCATAGACTTCACCTCCTTTCATAATTTAGTATGTCGGATATTCAGCTTCCGCTGATTTGCTTCGGCAGAACCGATTGGATAGCTATGGAGTAAACGGAGTATGATTGAAAATGTTCACATGGTTACAACTTCTCCGAATACACTTCATTTTCACATGACCAAAAATCTTTATGTCCACAGGAGCTTCGTTTGGAGACTCTGGATCTTTTCCAAACTTGAAATGCCAAACACCACTCGGCAAGCGTTCTATCAGCTTTTTGCCACACTTTTCACATTTGAATGATATGCCTTTAGTCATGCTTTACTCGCAAACCTAAGCCTAACTGTTAATGTTTGGAACTTCGTACCATCCTCAGCCTCATCACTTCCAGATGGAGTGACATTTTGAACTACAAAGGATCCCAGTTGTGTCCATGTACTTGAATCACCAGAATTACTCTGATAGAAAGGAATCCTCATCATTCCATCCGTGTATGTTCCATCCGTATCAATCAAGAACTCACTTACATTATCAACAAGCTGAGCCAACTTGAAACCTTCATTATCTTTTCTGGTGCAGCAAAAGAGGGTGAGAATGAATTCTGAAAGTGTATCAGGATCCCAAACCCCGACAAGTATATTCACCCACTTATCTACTGTGGAAGGACTTCCCTGCACCTTTGGCACAGACAAAGCTTTATCGAAACTGAGAGGAACTCCTTTTTCTGTAAAGATTCCATCCACAAAGTATTTCTTCACGGAATCTATAGCATTTGCCTTTCTGGCTGTCGGATCTAAGGTCATGTCACAAATCCTTTGTTTATGTCTTCAACCAGTTGATCAAGTGTTTTGGCCAGCTTCTTAACGTACAATTCCGCTTCACGGAATTCCGGCTCTTCTTCAGAGTCATATGTTACCCGGCATTTATCGAGGAAGTCGAGTAGATGCTTAAGGTTTTCAACGGAAAACTCTAAATCTACATATATCCCTTTCGGTCTGACACTGAGTATTTTCAACTTTTGAAACCTCTCAATATCTGACGGGTAACCGACTTCTGATCAAGCTCAGGAATATCGGACATATCTTCGGCGAGAATTATGAGCCGTATCTTTTTCGCCTCACGGAATACCCTCTTCTTCTTGGCTTGACCCCATTGGGATTTCTGATAGTGTAACTCCAGCAACTCCGACTTGAGGGCATGGTACACAATGACATATTTGAACCTGATTGCTTCGGGTTCATTCGCCCCAATTCTCTGCCGAAGTTCTTCATGCATCTTTCTGGACCATATGCCCCACTTCGTACTCATTCTGGAAACCTTGTTCCTCTTGGCATCAAGGTAGAACTCATCGATCAGTTCCACAAATTGTAGTGGGGTCATGGGCATATGCTTGGTTATCCGTATATTAAACCTGTGCTCCTCCCCTTCTTTCACAAGCTTTGCCACACCCTCTTTGAACTCTGGGGATTCTACATCCACATACTCTTCTTTGGTTGATTGCATATCATCTCCAATTCCCTGTAACTCTCAGATAGGATTCACGACCTCGTCTACGAAAACCATCAACTTCGTACATATCAGTTGACGGACCTATTAATGGTCGGGCTGGTTGTCCTTGACGACCTCTTTCTGCCCACGTTCCATACTTAGAAATGTCCATCGACCTACCACGATCTCCCTTGCCAAGCCAGGACTTACCCCCTGAATCTTTGCTACCAGGAACTACACCACCCAGCCACCCTTTTGGTCTATTTCTTCCTACGCCTATTTTTGTTGGTTGAATATTGGCAAGCAAATCACCAAATAAGGCCCAGAACTCTCTACCAGATCGACCATACTGTTGCTTCCATATCCTATACCTTGGATTCAAAGGAGCATATGACGGAGCAAATCTTTGGGTGGTGATATTCCGTCTGAGAAGATTACAAAAATCCACAGAATTGAGATATGGATTCTTTTGTGCTTCAGCCATAGCCGAGGATTCAACCCGAGCCAAAGCTGTAAGCCATCTGGTAATGTCCTCGAATTTAAAGTGCGCTCCTATCATCAAAAATCCATCCATCCAAGATTCTGGTCATGTTGTCCGGATTGAAAGAAAAACGATCCTCCGGCATTGTGGAATTATCTTCCAGCACAACATCTTTCCTGAACATTCTGGGAGACTCATCTACAGCGGTATTCCCCTCGGCATCCCAAAACTTCTTCTGAATGAGGAGAAGACGAAGGTTATCCTGCGCCATGAATGTTGGCAACACATTCAAAAGCTTCTTATCCAGATACTCATTGTCAAACAGAACCATATACCAATCCGTTTCTTTCTGGAAGGCGTTGATTTGTTTAACCTGTTGTACCACAAAGAACGTTACAGGTAAATCGCCAAAAGATTCTTTCAGTTTCTCCACATTACTCGGTCGGTCCCCTTCGATAACAAAGACGGTCAACATATGTGCCTCCTATCGATTTCAAATGATTTCCCTTTAGGCAGAACAGATAAAGGCGAACCACATATGGGACATTCGGATCTTTGAGACTGAAAAGGAAACACCTTGTAACAATTATCACCAGTGCATTTATGCTGTTTCTTTTCTCTTCTCAAGCGTAAAGAATCCATGCGCCTTCGGCGTCCTCTCATAATAGCTATCCTTTATCCCTTTGCGAATTCCCCAAACAACTCAATTGCTTTTTCAGTGTAGGCATCAACAGCATTAGCCTTATCCTTATATAAACCAAGATTATAAGGAACTCCTTTGCACATAATTCTTGATCTCCATTTATCAGCTTTAGGCTCCCAGCTAACTCCTTTATGGCCTGAAACATTGTTTGTTGGTCTTCTTCTATTCATACAATTTTGCGACTGGGTGCATTTCCTCAGGTTATTTTTTCTGTTATTCAGACCATTTCTATCTTTATGGTCTACTAACTTAAAACCCATTATCAGAGATTGGAGAGATATTCTTTCTGCATTGTTCCATATATAACCTCCTGAATGCAAAAACCATCTATAGCCCTTCACAAGATCATAATCCTCAGAATCGATAATTCCTTCCTCAATTCTCTGATTTCCCGAAACATCATATAGTTTTATTCTGCATATGTTTCCTTCGAAAATAAACTCATTACCTGCAAAACAACGTGAAGAATCCGTGTGCCTCTGGACTTTTTTCATAGTAACTATCCTTTATCCCAGGAACCTTAAACCTGAAATCATCAACATACCAATTGACTTCAAACAGATCTTTCCACCAAACTTCATTATTGCAAATCACATGAGTTATATCAAGATCATTTTTTGATGAATTATATTTTGAATTACTTCCCAATGGAACTATCACAAACATCTTGGGAGATATTTGTGAAAGGAATTTCAAGGTGATTCTAAGATCCTCAATAAGAATATGTTCGAATACATCCTTGGCAATGATGTATTCAAATCTTCCCTGTGGCTCTTCCTTGCAATATTTCTTGACCGATTCATCAACATTCTCTATGGCGTATTTACTAATATCACAACCGTATGCTTCTCTATGGAGAAGTCTCAAAGCTTTCACCACATACCCTTTGGCACACCCAAAATCCAAGACTTTCTGACCTCGCTTGATCCCCAGAAAGTCGATGAGGGTCATGGTCATGGCAATAGTCAATTCAGGTAACCATGTGTAGTTCTGATAACAAGATTTCCCTGTCTCTAAACCTCGTTCATAGTAATCCTCATCGAAGGTTTCAGACATTGAGACACCTCTTGCAAAGATCTTCATTAATCCGACCGGCATTCAAGGTTTCATAGAATGTATCCCTATCAGCCTCAATTTTCCCTCTACTGTCTGTCAGGACATTGCCAAAGACAACCTCTTCCTCAAGGTCCATACAACACGGAATCACATTGCCAGTAACACCGATGAAATAGTGCTGGCCATCAGCGTAAGGACAAGCATCGAAGGAAATGTTGTTCTTTTGCTTTATCAATCCTGCCCAAGGATTGACAGCAGTATTGATATGAACAGCCTTCAACATCTGATCATCACCGACGTAGTTGTCCCAATACACTTTCCACCTGTTTAACATCCAATTGTCGGCATAGTCAGTAACATGTGTAGCAAACACAAGTTCCACATTCTTATAAGTCATACCCAGGATGTCTTCCAGTTCCTTCGCCACATTGGAATAGGTGTACAGTTTTCCCTCATAGCTATGAAAATGGAAAGAAATAAGCAACCACACTTTGTTGGATATGCTTGTCAGGAATTCAACGAAGGGTTTCTTCAGAAGAAGGCCGTTAGTGTATATGTCAATCTTGGCATTCGATACCTCTGATATCTGGGTGATTATTTCCTTGAGGTGAGGATGCAAAAGGGGTTCTCCGTCTTTGTGAAGGATCACAGTTCCTGCATTGTGTGGAACAATGTACTCTTTCAATATAACCTCGAACACATCCTTAGCCATATCCTCTCTCTTCCTATTCATGAGGCGGTTTGGACATTCCACACACTGTAGGTTACATCGATTGGTAAGTTCAATCTGGAAATTCATTATATGCCTTTCCCCCAATCAGGACCTAATAGTTTGGGGATTTCTTCCCATCCAGGAAGATTCTCTCTGGCCTTCGCCTCGAAATTCATCTCCTCGTATACCTGAGGTATGATGGCTCTGTATTCATCAGCAACACAAGCCAACCAGACTTTGTGTTCCCTCTCAATCCAGAGTGGTGCACACTCCATAACAAAATGATCCGAAACGACATGCTTGAGGAAGTCATAGCAACGAGTGCCTCCCCAATAGTGAATCATCTTGCAATCCTCTTTCCCTCCATAGTATGTGCCTTCAGGAGATTGATGCCTCCCAAAATTGATATAAATATGATCACAAGGAACGTGGACACCACCCCATTCACCGATGCTTTTACAGTACAACCAAGCACCTGGTTCGAACCACGCTGCCTGAGGAACACCAGCAAGCACATACTCTTTCTGCTGGTCTGTGATATCCTTGATTCCACGGGTCTCACTGAAGGCCCCGGCAACGTCTTTGATCGTCGGGTCCATCCCTCCATCATTCCCATGCTTATTGCCATTGGGATGCCAGAAGACATTTTCCTTATTGGTCCGGGCCTCCTCATGATATTGGAGAAGCATTTTCTTCCTATACAGAGTTCCCGACGGATTGATGTTATGATGGTTTGTCCCTTCATGCCAGAAGAAACCAGCCATCCCAACACCTTCATCCGCAAAGAAGTCAAGGTACCACTTCAGCCAGCCATCCTGTTTGATCTCACAGTCTGTCTCCATACAGAACATGTAATCATAATCCAAATTTGAAATATGATCCAAGATCTGATCAAGACCCGTTGCATGACTGTGCATCCTGATTGTACAAGGTATGATTGTCACACCTTCTCCAAGGGATGTCTCTGTGATGGCTTTGATGCTCGGATGATCAGGCCACGTGGTGGCGATAAAGACGTCCGCATCCACGCCAGGATCAAACCTCTTCAACGAACTGAGGACTACTTGTAACCATTTCGGAGCATGGCCGTGTACAAGGGATATTGCTACTCTACTCATCTTCTCACCTCTTCCTTTTTAATAGGATTGGTATACACAAAATTCAACCTCTCTTCGGCTTGGAAATCTTTGGTTTTCTGGTTAGCAATGCAACGGCTCTCCCACTATACATTGTCTGCCTCCATTGCTTCGAACTGGCAAGGAATTGTTCTCTTGCCAATAATACCCCACCAGGCTCAGGATCGAAGCTGTTTCCGGGGAAGTCAGCATCATCCATGAGTATGTTATCAGTTATTTGTGAAGCGAGAGCCAATTCCGCTTTCGTGTGCGTGTAGGAATGAATTGTGTCTATGAACACTAAGTCAAACTTTCCCTGTTGCTGTACGACTTCGGAAAGCACTTCCACACTATCTGCCTGACGAAAGACCCACCAGGGAACATTCTTGTACCTTTCCCAAGTGACACCGAGGGGATTTCGATCCACCGATAGCATAGTTACATCATTCCCCTTCTCTTTCATCCCCTCAAGATGGTACTGAAACACGGCTGTGCTGATAGCAGAATCTCCTCCCACCCCCAATTCAAGAATAGTACAAGGCTTGATCTTCTTCAGAGCCTCTTCATACCCCTGAGAAATCCCAGGAACCCTCATGACATTGACCTGCCGGTGTGCCTGTAATTCA